TCTGGTGTTTCAGTTTTTGTTTCAGTTTCTGTTTCACTTTCTGTTTCAGTAGAAACTTCTGCTTCAGAGGATTTTACTTTACCTCGCATTACAGATACTTGTCCTACTTTATAAGGATTAGATTTGTCTTTTCCAAAAATAGATTCAAAAACTTTTGCTCCTGACTCTCTGTTTTTAAATAAATGTAGTACAGGTTTTGATCCATCTTTTAATGAAATATGAAATGGATAGCTTGGATGAGAATCTTCATTAACCTCAACCTCACTGTTTACCTCTATAGCGGCATATACATCGCCTACACTTAAACCTTTAGTTAATTTTTCAGCAGCAATTTTAGCAATTAAATCTACAAGAGATTGAGAGCCTGGTCCTCTAACCCCAGCTGGTGTGTTGCCCACACCAAGATTCTTTTTAATATCTCCACCTAAAAAAGCAACTATAGCTGATTTACTTTCTGGAGCTAAGTTGTTTGCAAGATTATTTACAATATCTTTAACTACAAATCCTCTATCTTTAAATGTACTTGTGTTGGGATTAGTAAAATATTTTTCAATATCTGCTTTTAAATCTTTAGCACTTTGTCTTAAATCAATTTCTCCTTTAGCTTTTTTAACCGCTGTAGATACTGCTGACCTAAACAGTGAAGGACTAATTAAATTGTTATCCAACATGGTGTTAAGTATGGCTAATGTAGAATTAACTCCTGAAGCACTACTAACTAATTTAGCATCAGTTCCTTTTGTTAAAACTAAATATGCTTTACCACCATTATTTTCTAATTGTTTGTTTAAACTGTTTTTTATAGTATTTGCAGTTCCTACTTTTCCAGAAGCCCATACGTCTCCAAACTTAGTAACAAAAAACACTCCTCCTTCTCCTTCAAATATAACTTTATCATCATACTTAATCTCTCCAGCTAACATATCATCAGGAGCTGTAATAGTAACCTCCTTGCCTTGCATGAAGGATATGTCTTTAGGCTGAGTAATTAGCCCAGCTTTTATCATCTCCTCAACACTTTCTTGCTGAGTATAAGTAACCTCAAAACCACCTACTTGTCTTCGCTTTAACGCGTCAGATGGCTCTTTAACGTAAGACAAGTAGGTCTTACGCTCAATGGTGTTTAATACATTATCTATTGATTCAATATCACTTTCTGTAATTTCTTCTCCAGTTTTAGTTTTACGCGCAATGGTGTTTAATAAATTTACAACGTCTGCTTCTGATTGACCAATTTCAATACCAAGTGCAGATGCAACCTTTTCTATCCATTTTCTAACTACAGATTTAGTGCTGGCATCTAATGTTGTATAGTTGCTTGCAATCATACCCACTATTTCCGCTAACTTTTCTTCGTTTTGTATATTAGAATCGTAGTTTTTTATGAATTTTTTTAATTCAGTTCTTGTAGCTTTATCTAAAGTTTTTGAACGTGACAAAGCTTGAACCATTTTTTTAGTAACAGCTCTTGCTACTTTATCGTTCATTTTTAATTTATTTAATAATACTGCATGGAATATTTCGTGAGCTACAGTTCTTTTGTTAGCTTTCGATAAATTTATATGTATAGTATTATCATCAGGATTAAACAGACCATTTCCGTTTTCAGAGTCTATTTGACCATATTGTTCGCTATTTCTATGAACTACTATTTTTATACTTGGAAATAATTTTGCTATTGCTTTAACAGCTGTTCTTGCTTGTTTTAAAATAACAGATTGATCTTCTGTACTTTCGTTAAAGTTATCTGTATCAGGTCCTTGTTTAGTAAATGATAAATTTGGATTCTCTTCATTAACTTCAATATCAACTTCACCATTATTATCATCCTTAACTTTTTGCGTTTTTTTAGGAAGATTATCAATATCTTTGTTTTCTGTAGTATTTGGATCTATCAACGCTTCAAAATCTGAAGCTTCATTTGGATCTACTTCCTCCTCGGTCTTCTCCCTGTTTTCAATTTTGGTTTCGGTTTCACCCTGTTCGGTAGACTGGCTGTTGGGTAAGCCTTGTCCCACCTCTTCGCTACTTCTGGAAGATTCTTGTGCATCCACGCTCTCTGTGCTTTGCTTTTGTAAGGCATCTTGTTCAGTTTTAATTTGTTCAGATGTAGGATTCTCTATCCCTTGTTCTTTTAATGAAGTTACCGCATCTTCTTCTGTTATTATTTTTTCTTCATCATCAACTCTACCCAAGTTTGGGTTTTCAGTAGCCGCTAATGCATCTCTTCCTATCTTTTCAAGTGATGTATTAATAGCATCTATTTTATTTTGAACTGATTTAACAGACGATGGATCTTTTCCAGCAATACTTTGCTCTAATTTTTGTTTATTTAATAAAAGACCTAAAGCTATTTTCTTTTGATCTGTTGTATAATCGCTTGGTATTAGATTATAAACCCCTTTTAATTCATTAAATGTATTTTGTTCTTCTTTAGCTTGTTTGACTGTTAGTTCTCCACTATTTATTTTGTTTTTTAACTGAACATCTATTAGCTTAGTAGAAGTACCATCTCCAACCATGTCTTCAAATACTTCAAAAACACCATTATCTAATCTTGTAAAGTCTTTTGAAGCTGCTGCGTTTGACATTGCTCCTGGAACACTCATTATCCAGCCGCCAACCATTTCTTGTGCGCCAGCTTTTAATACTTGATTGAACCCATCTCTAAATGAGTCAGGAGTTTGAAACATGTCAGCGTCTTTAATATTGTTATAAATAGCCTTAGCAGATATATCTGCTATTTCTTGTGCAGCTCCTGTTTCAAATTCAGCTATACCACCAGCTGCAATAGTAAGAACACCACGAGAAATCATGTTGTCAACCTCTTGTCTTACAACATCTTGAAAGCCTCTTTTTTGAACTTGTTTTAAACCCTTGTATTTACCTAAAGCTTTCAAAAGAACTTTATTCATTAAACCTTTTTGTTTAACAACATTTCTCAACCCTACTGATTCAAGTGTTGCAACTACAACACCTAATGGTAATGCTACAGCTAATTTTTCTTTTTCTGATATATTTGCAAAATCAGGATCATTAAACATTTCTTCATTTAAATGATCACTAACCTGCATAAACATAGCAGATGTTCTTTGCGCCCACCCAGCTGGACCTGCTGCTCCTGCCATTGCTGGCAAAGATTCCATTAAACCTAAATATGCACCCCCCCAAAAACCTTCTTTCATTAAATCGCTATATTGAGTAGTCGTGGAAGCTGAACCTAAAACCTCTTCTGGAGCTGTTCTTAAGGTTTCTACTATAGAGCCTGAACTTACATCACCAATATTAGTTGCCATTGCAGTATCAGAGTAACGACCTCCACCTGCAAGTTCTTTAATTTTAGCACCGCCATCTTCTTGCCATTCATATATGTCAAATTTAGCTTGTTTCGCAAGTATATCTCTGGTTTTAGTATCAACTGCTTCTTGCTGCTTGTCAGTTAAGGACATTTTATATCCCTCAAATTCATCGCCCTCAATTCTATCTAACTGCTTCATGATGCCAAACATTTTCATTGCAGTATCTTGATAAAGTCTGTTAAATCCTTTTTCACCTGCACCACCATATTCGCCCATTAAAGTAGCCGCATCAACCATATAACTATAAGCACCAGATAATTGTCGACCAACTCCATTCCAAATATTATCTAAAGTAGCTCCAGAAAGCTGACCTCTTTCAGCCTGCATTTCAGTGTACCTACCCATAGTTTGATCTAAAGTATACCCTTGAGTTTTTAAGTCATTATCACGTGCTATTATTGCTGCTCTTTCATTGTTATTAATAGATCTTGCAGTCATATAATTATTATACAACTCACGAGTGCCTGGTTGGTTTAATTGCTCTTGTGTTAAATTTTGAAATTGCGCTCCTTCTACGTCTAAAGAGTTTTTTGCTTTTAGCCATCCTTGTACTTGTTGATTAAAAACATTTGCTTGTGTGTTTAATATGGATACCGAAGCATCAATATCTTTGGTGTCAAATATTTTTCTTTCTAAAGCACTATAACCGTTTTCCATTAAAGATAACCTACGACTTTCAGCTTTGTTTTTTTGTAAGAACGCTTGCAATGCTGCGGCTTCTTCTGCATCATTTGAACTAAAAAAATTATCTAAATCAACATACAATGTTTCCCCATTTGCAGATGTTACATTCATTCCATCACCCATCATATCAGCTGGATCAAACTTAAATCCATACTGATTAAAATGATAATTTAATAAAGGCACTGCTTGTTCTTCAGAACCACTAACCAAATCTTGATTAACAGCCTGCATTGAATTTGTAAAAGGATCTTCAGTCTGTTGAGCTATTTTTTTATTAGCCTCAGAAAATTCATTAAACTCATCTTCAGAAACTTCTTGACCATTAATTGAAGATTCTCTTGTTATATTGTTTGCAATAGTTGCTTGTGCTAAAGCAGACTCTTCTGGAGCTAAAGGTTGATCAACATTAGGTTCATTAGTACCATTTGGAGAGTTCTCGTTGTTTAATGGATTTGTGTTGGTATTTAATTCTGAAGAATCCGAATTGCCATCGTTCTGTTCTGATTCCATAGCTTCCTGAACCCCAGAAGAAAGCTCTTCTTGTAAATCGACTTTTTTTTTTACTTTAACTTTGTCAGACCAAATATCTAAAGGCTCTCTTTCGGTAAAAGTTTTGTCAACACCAGTAAGCCATGAATACATTTCTAACGAAAAATCTTCTTCTTGCATGTTATTTTGAAAATCATCAAAAGTATACCTTCCTGAATAAGCATAATTCGTATCAAGCCAACCATATAATTCTACTAAATATTCATTCATCTTATGCTATTTTATTAAATTCTACATCTACCTTAGTATAATCTACGTGAAGATAATCTCCAACTTTCACAGTTGCCCATGGGACTTCTTGGGCCATAACACCTGTATATGTACCCTGGTCATAAACTCCTTGTTTATAATTCCAACTATAAATATTTATTCCATTATTAGACTTTCCGATTAAACTAATATTTTCTTTTAATCTAATGTCTGATGGTGGTAACCCTCCAGTATTGGTTGTCCCTGCTTTTGAAGTATTGTATGCGTCTATAATTCTATTTATTTCTGCATCTACTTCACCTTGAAGTTTAGCGTTATCAGCATCATATCCAAAAGTTTTAGTTATGTTTTGATTTGTAACTGGATCTTTATATGTTACTATAATATCATTTGTTGATCCAGACGCATTAAATGTAGATACTGTTAAACCTATTGAAGAACCTAAATTTCTTTCCAGTTTTTCCAGTCCTTTTGAAAATGCTTTTTTAACAACTGGAGCTGCTTTTAAGTAATTACTACGTTCATCTGGTATAGCTGCAAATTCAGAACTCATCGTAGCTGTCATACTCGCATCTGTGAAAGCATTATCTGAGTTGTAATTATTTAAACTTTTATAATTTCTTGTTGTTCCAAATTCTTCATCACCTTTCCAATCAGGGTTTACCTGTCCATTTGGTAAAAATCTTGTTGTCCATTTATTAGCAGGATCAGAATCTACCATTTGATCGAATGACATGTCTTTAGTAACATCTCTTGGAAGTATTTCTCTATATAATTTTTTAGCAATAATTTCAGTCTCTAAAGGCTTAGTTGTATCTATCTGACCATTTGCATCTTTACCAAACTTATCTATAGTTTCTGTTACCGTTCGACCATTAATTTCTTTAGTTATAATAATTGTAGGTCCAGTTCTATCAATTGAAACAATTTTAGTAGCTCTATCAGTTGCGTTTTGTGAATTTAAAAACTGCTGATTCATATCCATTATTCTATCTTCAGCAACCATTGATGCATCTTGTCCAGTTATAGTAATAATATCATTTACATCATTAAAATATCCTTTTCTTTGGTCTGCAATGTTATTATTGTTAGTAGTGTTGCTTGATGCTTGTTGTGCCTGTTGACCAGAAAAACCTTGCGACATTTTTTCTATATGATTAACTTGTGATTCAACAGCTATATCAGCAAGCCTACGAGCTTGTGTTATTTGAGTATCATTCATTTCAGGTATTGGTTGTCCTGAAGACATGTCAACTTTAATCATAAAATCAGTAGATTTATTTGGATGTTCTTCTTTAAATTGACTTACTGTTTCAGCAAAGAAAAAACCACCAGAATTGGCTAAAACCTGTGCTGCATTCATGTTATTAGATTCTCCAGGCGCTCCAACCATCGCATCTATTTGAGCGTTTTTCCACATGTCATAAGTTAATGGATTTCCGTTTAAGTCCTTACCAAAATCTCCTAAATTTCTAAAATCTTCTACAGATGTAACTTGACCTCCTCCACTTAATACAGAATATTGATTAGCTTGATCTACAGCAGCTTTTATAATATCTGCTATTTGAGAAGTTTGAGCAGTTGCCATATCATCAACATCAACTCTGTCTTGTTGAAACTTCATGAAATTCACTATCTGATTTGGATTCTGATAATCTTGTTTTCGCTTTTCGTAATCTGGCATTACATCATACAGTCCAGTTTTAGTATTTCTACCCATTGTCACTAACTGCATTTTACCGTTAGTAGGGTTAGACCATAATTTTTTGTTTTTTAAATTACCTAAAGCTTCTACAGATAAATTTGTAAAAGCCTCTAACTCACTACCTGTAACTCCACCATCCTTAGCCGCCTGAAGCCTTTCTCTTGCTTGTACAGCCCAATCATCCCAACCTTTTACAGCTGTGTTTAAACTTGAGTATCCAGTTTTTTGTTGCTGCATAAACAACATATTATCTTGGACGCTTATTAAACCACGCTTCATTAAGTTGTTTTGCTCTTGTATTTCCTTTACAGACATTGCAGATGCGTTTATTAATAGCGATGCTGCATCTTGAGTTCCTGTTTCTGGAACTTTACTAAGCTGTTCTATAGCGTCTTGAGTAGACTTTTCTATAGCTGCTTTACGAGCTACCCTATCAGCTTGTATAATATTAAGGCCTGTAACTAACTCTTTAGAAGCTGCGTTCCAGTCCATTTGAGTACTGTCTACACTCCTTTGAGCATATACCGAATATTTATTTGCACCTGAAGGTCTTGAAGTATCTTCTGCCATATTACTATTATTGATTTAGGTATTTGTAAAAATCAGCCCCAAAATTTTTAAGAAAACCAGCTCTACCTTTTCTGTTTATCTGGCCTTTAGTGAAATTGTTTGTAATTGCTTGATAAATCTCATTCCTGCCACGAGGAGTTGAAGTTGTTGGAGCAAATAAAGCTGCTTTTTTCAAGTCATAATTTGCGCTATTTGGATCTGAAAGATCTGCATAAGTTTTTTGACCTTCTAATGTTGTTCCTGGTTGATTTACTACTGTTTTCATCATCTTTGTTTGATCTCCAGAAGCCATAATTTGATCGGTTAATTTGTTTGCACGATTATCCATAGCTGACTTAGGGAATAAAGGTATTGCTGCTGCTGCACCTTGAACTGCTGAACCAACAGATGCTACACCCTGTTGCATAGCTGCTGCTGCTGCTTCATCTGAATCTCTTGATATTTGTTGTTGATCAGCTGCCGCACCAACCTTCATGTCTTTAAGGTCTTGATTAATATCAGATTGCTCTTGAACTTGCATTTTTTCTAAATCAAACATTTCTTTACCCATTGCAATTCGAGTACCTTCATTAGACTCTGTGGCTGCCGCACCAACTCTTCCTATACCAGCTGCTAAATTACGAGAATCACCTTCTTGTAAAGCTTGAATTCCTTGTTGTTGAACTTGTAAGTTTTGTTTGTACTCTCTTCCGTAAGCATCTAAGGGAACATTAAGCTTCTGCATAAATTCTACTTCAGCTTTTCTTTCAGCCTCTTTCATTAATTTTTTACTTGCTGCTGCGGCTGTCTCTCCTTGTCTTCTTGCCTTTGCTGCTTGAGAAAAACTCATACCAGCTGATCCTGCACTAATTAAAACTCCTGTTGCTGCTATTGCGGTTGCTGCTGCCATACTATAATTTTTTTATTATTTCATGAGATACTTTTGTATCTACATGGTAACCCAACTTTTTATGGGTTTCGATTAAATGTTTGTTTCTTCCAATACTAAATATATATTTTTTGCCATTGGCTTTTATATATTCTTCACAAGTAAGAATTAAAAACTCAATTGCGTCCTGCCTATCTTCATCTCTGTATGATGGGTTAGATACAATCCATTCTAATAAAACTCCTTCAGAATTAGTGAAATACATAAAACCTGCAACAATTGGAGTATTGTTTTTTTCTACTATAAAACCGCCTTTGCCATTATCTGGTAAAAAATCTTTAGGAGGAGTTTGCCACTCTGGCCAACTATCCCACCAAGAAACCAATGTATCCCAATCCTTGTCTTCAAGTCTTCGTATATCTAATTCCATTTAATATGATTTAGAAACAAAGATAGTGAATTTCTATGGAAAACTTTTCATCACACTACTACCTACAGAAAACAGTTCTACAGGATCTGTTGAGTCATTTTCTAATTTAAATTCTAAGTAATAGCCTCTTGCACCATGTGACTCAGCTACAGCATTTTTTATAAAAAGAATAAATTGTCCAACTGTAGGAACAGTTCCACCACCGACTGTTGTATCTACAGTAACAGTAGTGTTTGTTTTAGCAGTTACTTGACCTACTAAAACAGGAGCTGCGGTAGCAACACCAGCATTTAAAGTTGTTGCATATACTGTATCTCCAATATTTAATAATGATCCTATAGAGCCTGCGAATTCAATTATAGTTGCGGTGTTTGGACCACTTACTCCAGTACATGCACCAATACCATTTGCTGACCTTTGTGAAAAATTAACAGTGCCTGCGTTTGTTCTAATAAAACTAAACCACTCGCCTTCTTTTTCTACAAAATAAGTGTCAAGCATTGATCCTGGGTTACCATCAGTTAAATCAGTTAATAACCTTGTACACTCCCATCTCGCTTCATTACTGTCTGCGACAGTTGTGTTTGCTTCATAAGAAAGAGTTTTAAATAATTTTATACTTAATGTTGGTTCAGGATTAAACACACTTGTAATAGTAGCATTGCTAAACTGACCATAATAAGTGTTACGTTGTGCGCCTGTATTGTGTCTAAATAAATTACCTCCTTTAAACGTGTAAAAAAAACTATTCATTCCTATCATAAATTCAGGAGTAAATGAATAAAACGATGGCCATCCTTTAGATGATTCGCTGTATGATAGTGTATAAGGTTCGCAATTTAAAGCCATTGTTTATATTTTATATTAATTAAAAAGGATCACAAGGAACTATTGACACTACAACTCCATTTCTTATTCCGATAGCTGTTGTGCTGTTCATTATTATATATTGCAAAGTACTTGTGTCATTTGCATACGTTGATCCATTTGCATCAGTAAAAACCCAATTACCAACAACTGGTACAGTATTAGTATCAACAGTAAAAGGAACATTAGTTCCTGTAGCATTTTGTATAAAATAGTATGTTAAACTATCTGGTCTACATGTAGTGCTTACATCAAAAGTACTTGCTTGAAAACTTGGTAGAGTTATTGGACAGTCTACTTCCCATCTGAAAAGCGTACCACAAATTGGCGCTGATATTGTTAAATTAATAGATGTTGGAGAGGTTGTTGTTTTAGGAACTACCATAGTAAAAACTCTACTTGCTGTTCCTGGATTTACTCCTATTTGACTTGCAACTACAGTAGGTGAGGTAAACGTACCTTGCGCAACGTATGCAGAGCCAGTATATGTATAGTCTTCAGGTTGATCTCCAGCTGCACATGCACCACTTGGTGTACCATTATAAGGCGAACCAGCTAACAAAGCAGCATTACTATTTCCAACATAAGTAAATGTTCCAGTCCCTTGATTTCCAATTCCAGCATAATCTACTGTAACACCACTTCCATCTTGAATCAAAAATGTATTATGGTTTCCTTCACAAGTTAGTCTGTTATATGTAGCGGTATTATATGTTGCTAATACACCATCAGGGATTGCACTACCCATATAAAAATACATTACAATTGCTCCAGTAGTATTAGCTACATCAACATCCGCACTAAAAGTACCGTTATTACTAACAGATGCTGATAGTCCTGATCCACAAGGAACTAAACACTCTCCGCATGGTTGAGCATTCAATAAAACTCCATTTAATTGTTGTCTTATAATTCCTCCTTGAGAATAATATCCATCTGCCGCAAGAGTAGTTAAGCCTGTGTCCGTAAACAAAGCTGAAGCTTGTGAAAAGTTTAATCCATCAAAACAATATGTTCCTAATGCTGCCATTTATTTATTTATTTATGGGCATGTAGTTACCGCAGTAACTAAGCCAAATTGATTTACTGTTATATAATCTGTTGCACTTATTTTATATAAGCCTTGTCCTAATTGAGTTCCTACAGCCCCATCAGTTGATGAATATACAAAATCTCCATATTCAGGCAGTGTACTACTTCCTGAATGAGAGTATGTTATATTCAAAGGTTGACCACATACGTCTGGTTCTGATTGAAACACTGAACTACCTTGGAATGCTGTAAAAGTAAAAGTACATTCACAACATGCAGCAGCAGCTGAACTTGCATCAAAACAAAATTCTTGGCAACTTGTTAGTCTATAATCATATATTAAATACAAATATTGATTTGCTAACGGTAATGACAAACTATTAACAGTGGTTTGATAAAGTCCAGCTGAAGGACTTATTACAGATCCATTAGCTACTGTAGTAGCCGCAGTTAACAAAGCAGCTATATCAGGTTGATTATTACTGTACAATGTATTACTTGATAGATATTTAAAATTATCATCAGGATACGCCCAGTCATAAGTATCAAAATTTATTTTATTAGAACGGATTGTTAAATCAATACCATCGTAAGGGAAAACACCTAAAGATCTTACACCAGTTTGAGCATCATATGAAGAAGCTATTACATTGCTTGGACCAAATTCTGCTAAGTCAGAATCAATTGGACTAATATTAATAGTGTCTTCCCATAAATACTCTACATGAATAAATTTACCGTTTTGTTCTGGCGAATTTAATACCACTTTTACAACAGTTATATTTACTGGCTCAACACATGCAGCTGTTAAAGTAAATGATGCTGTTGAAATTGCTGTAAATGTTACTGTAGCATTAGATGGACTATTTAAAGTTTTATTAAAAGTAAAAGTTCCTGATCCTGTTAAAGTAGAGCTTGTAGTTGTAACACCATTCCATAACACAGAAATAGTTATTGATCCAGATGTAATGTTATAATTAAAGTTAGCATCTCCAATCAAAGCACCATAATTTATAACACTAACAATAGCATTTGCAGCTCCTGTTGCTAACCCATTTCTTTGTAGTCTATAACCACATTGAACAATTTCTGGTGGTAATGGAATTTTATTACAATTCATACCTAAAACATATTCGTCCATATAAGGATCATAACCACCTAATTTTTGTGTTTGAATAGACTCATAAAATTCATCTCTAAACCAAGAACGCATTCCCATAGCTGAAACAATCTCTAAAGAATCGTTATTTCTACTTGTGCCTCTTAATTTTATTACAGCACCTCTTTTTACATCAGTAAAAAACATATCATAACCATGAGCAACAAAACTTTCTGGATTATAACTAATACCATATTCTTCAATACGAGCTATTTGTGTTCCTAATATTTCAGGAACTGAAGCAATAACACCACCTCCTGTACTATCACTAATTAAATTTTTACTTGCTAATATGTAAGTAATTCTATCTTCTTGTAAAACTAAAATATCTGTTTCTCTTGAGTGCATTTTTTGTATTGGACCAAAAGAAGTTTCACAATCTTTAAAGTTTATTAATCCTAAATTAAATTCATTAAGATTATTTACACCGCTATTACTACTAAAAATACCACTATAAGTAATACCTTCAAATCTATCAGCTTCTTTAAAATCTTGATTAGAAACAGCTAAAGTTCTTTGACCTAATTGAAATGGTCTACCCACTAATCTGTCTTTTATTTTAAAACTTTCTACTCCATTACCAAAAGAAAAACAATCTCTAAAGTTTAAATTAACTATAGCATCTTGAACAGCAGTTTGATTTTGATCTCCTAACTCACTGTTAATACCAGACAAATGAAAACCATCTGGTTGTGAAACTTCAAAAGATTGAGATGAGTCATAATACAATTCTGCATTTGCATCAGCAGGTTCTGTTTCAAAAACTATTAATGTATTTGCTCTAAAAACTATTAATTCAATTTCTATATCTGAAGTTCTATCTGCTTGAGGCCATGGTCTATTACACCCTTTAACTCCAGAAGAAACTCCTAAATATAAAGGATCATTTACACCTTGAGCTGCATCTTGTATCCATTGAAAAGTTACTTCCCATGTTTGACAAGCTACATTATTTGCTACGCCACTTGTAGGCCCACCTGGACCTGGAGCAGCTAAATTTGAATTATTTATTATAGTTGTCTCATCAGCAACATTACCTGGTTGTGCAAGACTTGGGTTTATATTGTCTCCAACCCACCATCTTCTCATATCAGTATAATCTCTACTGGCAACGTATTCTTGTTCCCATTGCCATTTTATTTCTTGACAGCTACCTCCGTTAAAAGTGTCATTACGAAACATTTCTGATTTTATTCTAATTACAGAACCACCTGGAACTGTGTAATTACTTGTAACACCAGTATCAGGATTTGTTGTAAAACAAGGATATCCTATTTTTCTTCCATTTGTACAGCCTCTTGCGTCATTCCTTCTTCTTTTGTTTCCAAATTCTATTAAAGAATCATCAGGAATAACAATATCAAAGTTTTGATTTTTAATTTGCATGTATAACCCTTTCAATTGAAAAGATCCATCTCCAAATTCATTATCATCATCTAAAAAATTTGTAGGCTCTGCACTTACTTCTAAAACCTCAACTGTTTCTACTCTACTTAAAGGCCCACTAACATCAGCTTTAACAACTAATTGATCTCCTTTTCCTACTTTATTTGCGTTATCACCCTGAAGTTGAAAAAACACCATATTATCACTTGGTCTAACATAATAGAAATTTGAAAATATAGTTTCATATCCTGCCTTGCTTGGCTTAACTACAAACTTATATCGTTCTGCCCAATAGGGCGCTCTTGAAGATACAGCTACTTGTATACTATTTGCAGTAACACTATTACCAGGCTCTACATATACAGTATTGTACTGAGAAACCAAAACAGTAGAAGACCTTCCGTATTCATCACTATATACAATTCCAGTTTCATAATCACGATCACTATGTAAACTCCCTGTATCTAAGTCTGTTGTAAAAGCTGCTTGTACAGATATAAATCTAAAATATTCATATAAATTAGTTGTTACAGGAACAGCAGGATCTGTTGTGTCTATAACCTGGTATTGCATTGCAATAGCCTGAATGTCACAAGTGTTTGATCCTGGACTAAAATTTGAAAGCCTAAATCCTTGTTGAATAGTAGGATCTGTAATACTACTATTAAATTTTGAAAAAGGAAAATTACCAAGTGCTGGGGAAGAAGGTTCATTATTAAAAAAATCTGTTAATGAATTTCCTTGATCAGCTGTAGCTAAAGGTTCAAAATTAGTATTAAGAATTGTTCCTATACGTTCTGCAAATAAAGGACTATTAAAAAAGTCATACGGACTTGAATAATCTTGATCTAATGTAATGTTTATAGATACAGTAAACGGTTGATTTTTAAAATCTATATTAGCAGTGGCTTCATCAGAATTTGTTGGAGAAAAAACTCTTTTTTCACTGTCAAAATTAAATGTAATTCCTATTAAAGAATTAGTTTTTAATTTATCTGCAATTGAAGTAAAGTCTATTGTAACTTTAGAGTTAACAATTGTTTCACTTTGAGCTGGATCAATTGTATAGTTTATTCCAGCAGTTAAAAGACCTAATGGTAATTCTGCAAAACCTAAAAGAGTATTAATTAAACTTGTGTTGTAGTCAATAGCAATTGTATTTCCATTTGCATCAGGTCTTGTAATGTTATAACCATCTACGTAGTTACCGTACATTAAACGATTGCCTTGTATTGTTTGAGCTTTTGCTAATCTTGGTACATTATCATATTGTCTTAATAATTCATCATTACCTAAAACAGTATATATTTTATTATTAGTAAACGTATAAGTTTTTGTAGTATCATTGGCCCAGCCAAAATCTTCTTTTTTAAATCTTTCAATTACATTTACTGAAGTTGAATTTGTGTCTTTAAATAATAAATCAACTTCTTTTACTCTTGAACTTCCTGTAGAAAACTTAACTTCAATGCCATTGTACAAGTTTTGCATTCCATCATTACAATAATTTTTTGTACTGAACTGAAAAGGTCTTGGAACAAAAGCTGGATTAGTAAACAAAGAAGTTGCACTATACTGCCCATCTTCATATCTATATCTATAAGCAAAACATAAAAATCTATTTTCTATATAATTTTCATTTCCTGCAATATTTAAAAAAGACAATAAAGGTGCAGGTAATGGTTTATTCGTTCCAACTGCATTTTCAAACCCAGGAGGTTTAACAATTACCGATATATCTTCTTCTATAATTTGATCAAAACCACCAATAGGTTCTGCATAACTTCTGGTTACATTTATTGTTCTTGGAGGATTTATGTCATCTGTCCAAAAAAGCAAATCTTCAATTAAATCAACTCCTGTAATTAAATACAAAGGATCAAAATTTAAAAGTGCTGTAGTAACTACATGATAATTAACAATTTGAGTAGTTGTATTATATGAAATTATTAAATCAAGTCCATTTTTTACAGTAAAATTTTTATCATGTATAAACCAATATATATTTTCTCTTACTCCATCTTCATAAGCACCTATACATACAGCGGTAGAACTTAAATTAGTTCCATCAAACTGTAGAGTAGTTAACTGCTCATTCCCTTTTGAGTTCTCTACTGCACCTATCTCTGTTGCTTCCGTAGAACCTAAACGGACATTTTGAGCATCAATATATTCACCTGGTGGAAGAAGTCTTTCATCCACAGATTTATTCATTCTACCTGCAATAAAATTTGTTGTAGTTATTGGCATATTATTTTATCCATTTATTCTGACCTCTTAAATTCATTAAAAGTCTGCCAGGGTGTATGTTACTTAATCTAATTTTTGCGTTTCTTAGTAAAGAAGCTTTATCTTTTCTGGCTCTATTTACTACATACTCTTGAACAGCTAAACGTCCATTTAAAATAGAATATCTAATATATGCATAAATGTATTGTTCAAACAATTTATTAACTTGAACGTCTGAATCAACACCATTTTCCATACCATCAGAAACATATTCTAAAACTATAGAAGCTGCATTTGATATGTTACTAAAATTAATTACTCCAGACTGTTTATCAATTGTAAAAGTAGGATTAGAATTAGCGGTTTCAGTATTTAATCCAAATCTTGCTCCGACTGCATAATCAAAATACCAGTTACCATCGTAACAGTAACCTTCAGATCCATTGTATGGACTGTGTTCATTTAAATATATAGTTCTATTTCCACCTAATATTCTTCCTAAATCTAATTCAGAATTTTGTGGTCTTAAAATATTACCATCTTGATCAAATAAAACATTAGAATTATTGTCTTGTAAATAAGCTGAAGACCAATTAGTTTGAATGTTTTCTGACAAAGGATGTAAACATCCGTTTGTATATTGAGATATTCTTACCCAATTAACATAGTCTTGTGGTAAAACAAACCTTAGCTGCTGAGTAATATCTAATTGAAGGATTTTTATTTCCTTCATTGCATCATAATTTAATTCTTGTATTCCTCTTTTTGCATGAAATAGAATTTGATATCTTTCAATATTATTTATCAACTCATGATTTCCTTGATACATTAACATAAAATTGTTAACTATATCAGATAAAGAAACATATTGGTACGAACCCCAATTAGCGTCTGTTGGAGCTGCTCCTGAATTTGCGTAGTATGCGTAATCGTTTATGTATGCCATCTATCCTTGTGTTTGTTGTTCTGCTACTAATTCTTGTGTGCCAAAATTATAGACATCTGCTTCTCTTATTTCTATACCTACATACTGACATATCTTTGCTATTAATGAAGGCTCATCAGATAATGGTAATTCAAAATCTTGATAATCAGCCGCAGTAGGATCAAATAAAGGTTCTCCACCCACCAAAGAAGCATAAGTCCAGTTTGGTGTTAAAGGATATCTAACGTACTGAGAAGTTAATTGACCAATTTTATTAATTGTAATTGGAAAAGCTTCTGCAACTAATGCATTTTGTGTATATGCAGGATAACTAATATTTGGTTTTGTTAAAATAGAATTATTTAACATTGTTATTTTACTTTGCGCTACTCTTTCTGCTTCAATAATATCATTAGCTGAATAGATGTTATAAGTTTTTCCTATATTATCCCATACGGATGTTCCAAACGTTGGAAACACTAAAATATTAGTTGCACTAA